CCCGCCATTTGTACCCCTACAAAGTTTTAAGTTTTGGAAATGGCAGTGGCGACCCTGTTGCCAAGGTCGCCACCGACATTGTTTGGATTAGTAGCCTGAAGGCGTAACTGCACCAGTACCGCTGATACCCGAAACGGATTTCGCGTAGCGGTGGATAAGAGCTGCGTAACCGTAAACCTGGAAGCGAACCGTTAGGTTTGCTGACAGAACATCTGGAAGCACGCGAGTCTTAACGCCTGATTCGAACAAGTAAGAATCAGAGAACTTGCCAACCAAAATTGGTGACTGGTTTGTTGATGCGCCAGCGGTGTTCTTTAGTGTTGCGTCAACATACACTGGAACGCCGTAGATTGTGCCAACAAGGCCAGCAGGTGCGCCTGCTACGGTTGTTACACCAGCAGCGTTGAATGGGCCGTTGCCGGTAGGCACGATCAGTGGGCGGCTTGAGCCGTCAACCTGTGATGCTAACCAGTACCAAGTCGCCGGTGCCATAACGATGGCTTCGACTGCCTTGTAACGGTTTGTTACAACCTGCGAAATCGCCTTCGTGATAGCAGTCAAGCCACCAGTTGCGGTTGGTGTTGTTTCAGTCCAAGTTGTTGGAATACCGTTGGTGCTATCTGTGCCAAGTGTCACAAAGCCCTTTAGTGTTCCAGCAGTACCTGCACCGTTACCAGCAACAGCAGAGTTCAACTGAAGCGAGTAATCTGCCATCAAATCTGAAAAGATTAGTTTATCTAGTCCGCCAGAAATTGGTGACTGCTCAACAAGCTGAATCGAAACATTCTCAAAACCTGAGATTGTTTCAACGCGACCAGTAGCCGTTGCAGTAACAAGGTCACGAGGACTTGCTGGTGCGTAGGTGCTTGAGTTGTCAGCAGCCTGGAAGCCAGTGCGTGAACCAGTTGTGATTTGTGGAATGTTGATTGAATCAGTTCCAGCAGGTAGCGCCATCTTTGTGACTAGGTCAGCGGTTACGCGAGCAGCACGAGCGAACTCAGCGTATTCGTTGATTAGGTACAAAGGCGGAACGAAATCTCCACCGCTTGTGTCGGTGCGGTTGATGTCGCGAAGTTCGACAGCCATTTCAGACTGGTGACGGTTCAACCGTTCCCAAGCCTGTGGTTCGTTGCGAAGTTGAGCGTTGATCATGTCGCGAACGAATGAGTTGTCGCTGCCCTTGTCGTAGGTCATCGCTTCGCGAGTAACTACTGCCGAACCGAAAGTCTTAACACCTTCGGCTGCGCGTGCTTCTTTAATAGAAGCGGTGCGAGCCTCAAGCGCGGTTGCACTTTCGATCTTGCTATCTAGGTCGGCAATTTCTGCCTGGCGTGCTTCAACTGAGTCCAAAACTTCGGCGGTTGCTTCACCAGCAAGTAACGCCTCAGCCTCGGCAGCAGCAGCTGAACGAGCCTCTTTGAGGTTGTCAAGTAATGACATTTTTTCTCCTTGTGAGAATAGTTGGGTTTGGTATTGCAATCCGCCGAGGCATTACTGCGACAGGGGAAACTTATGGGTTAGCGGTTCTTTGAATTGCTGAACTTTTGCTTCAAGTCCAACATCCGCTTGCGTAGTTCGAGAGCCTCGGCCTCAGCATCCTCAGCGGAAGCAGTACGCATTCCGACAGTGGTCGCATCGTAGGCAGGCCAAGTGACAACAGAAACTTCAAACAAGTTCAAGTCCTGCAAAGTACGAAGTCCGTTCTCACGAGTGTCACCATCAGGTTCGACAGTGAAAGCGAAAGACATTTTCGAAACATCACCGCGAGAAACAGCCGAAGCCAATTCCTGTGCGCGAGGATTGTTCGGATCGAGGTCGGCTTCCATGTAAAGGCCAGTTTCATCTTGGCGAAGCGACATCGTGCCGGACTGAGTCGAAGCCAATGGAAGGTTGTCAGTGTCATGATTCACCAGCAAGAACACTGGCTCGCCTGACTGCAAAGTGCGAGTGAATGCGCCTGGCGCAATCACTTCGCGGAACGATAAGCCAGTGGCTTCCTTGTTGAACTGCGCAGCGTAACCGCCGATTCGCAGGGAAGTTGAATCGGTTGCAATGGCGCGAACTTCGCAATCCATTGTCACTCTCTCAGCTGAAGCCATTCTTGATTTGCGTGATTCCATGTCGATGTTCTCATTTCGTGGGGAAGGTAGGTCATCGGTGACAGTTAGGACATCGGCAAAGTGCAAAACAGTTGTGTCAGTTTCAACATAGCCATTGTCTTTTGATGAATAGATTCGGATAACAAACACAGGCTTTTCGGCACTGGCATCCATAGTGAAACCATCGCTAGAAGTAGCAACGCCAGTT